AGTTTTATTAGAAGGCAATCACGAATTTAGATTACACAAATACGCAGACAAGAATCCACCAGTCTTTGGTATGCTACAGAAAAAATTCTATGAAGTTATGGAATCATTCAAGTGGGAGCATATAGAGATGAGCAAGATGTATAACTTTGGTGGCGTTAATTTTACTCACGTACCAATAAACGCTATGGGAAAAGCATATGGTGGTGTCAATGCTGAAAGAAAGATAGCTACTGAAACAGCTAATGATTTAGTCTTCGGACATTCACATAGGTTTCAAGATGTAAGAGTACCAGTTTTAGGTTCTCCCTTAGCTTACAGGAGAGTGGTTAATGTTGGTTCTTCTATGCCACACGGACATATAGAGGAGTATGCCAAGCATAATCTATCAGGATGGACTTGGCAAATAACAGAAATTCGTATATGGGATAACCATATTCAAGAGGTTAATTCTATCTCTATGCAAACACTTGAACAACTTTATAAAAGGAGAAAGAAATGAAATTTATTTGGAAATTTATTTTATCTAAAGATAAATACAAGTGGGTATGGTATCACATTATTCAATCAACTAAGAGTGGTGGTGATATTCATAACTTTGAAAGAAGAAGATAATGTATTATCCCATTAAGCCTAGAGGCAATCGTAAAATAATTAACAGCTATATCTATCATCCATCTTTCAAGGATGTAGACATAGATAAGATTATTACAATGCTTGATGAAAAGAAATGGACAGAAGCTGGTATTGTTACTGGTGAATCAGGACCATACAAGTCTGACATTCGCACTAATAGTGAACAAGTTATTCCTCCTGATAAAACTGGTTTCCCTTACACTCAACTGGCTAACATCATAGCTGAACTTAATAGGGATTGGTGGAACTTTGATGTTACTGGTTTTAATTTTACAACTGACCATCCATCCATTTTTCAATATAAGAAAACACAGAAGTTTGATTGGCACTTTGATGTAACAAACATAGAACCAACTCGTAAGTTAGGATTTACCTTACAGCTATCTGATTCAAATGACTATGAAGGTGGTCAACTAGAATTTTTTGGTTATGATTATGACGAAGGCACAAGAAAACGTGGTACTTTAATTTTATTTCCCAGCTATACTTGGCATAGAGTTACTCCAGTTACTAAAGGAAGACGATTAGCTATGGTTGGTTGGGTTCACGGTCCAAGCTTTCAATAAGCATATCAAGTATATGCCTTGCTTTCTTTAAGTCTTCTTTTCTATTGCCCTTGTGTCGTAGGAGATATTGTATAATATCTCCTTCGGCTTTAGGTATCCTATTGGCTATGAAAAATTCCATTGGCTGTATTTTCCACTCTAAATAGTGTTTGCCACCTACTTGTCTGTTAAAGCTACTCATAAAACCTCCATATAAGCTCATAGAGAGGCTTGTAGCAAGTCGGCTGTATGATTCTACCCCTCTAAATTAAAGTAGGGGAGCAGTAGGTACGGAGAAGTTGAAACCTACTATATGCTCCCCCTTTACTTGCTCAAGGAAACAAGTTCTTATTACTTATTTCCTGAAACTTGATTTGTCAAAACTTCTTATTGTAACATCTGATACAAAAATATTTTGCAGTATCTTTATAGTATCCATAGCTGGAAGGTAAGTAGCTAATCATTAGGTCTTGGTGATAAGTTCTTTCACACGAATCACAAGAATAAAACCATTTCTTATCCTTTCTTTTAACTGGCTTTACTAGCTTTATTACTTTCGCTGTCATTTGTATTCCCCTGAGTTTTTTCTACATAATTATCCATAGTGTATAAAGGTATCGTTCTATATTTTTTTCTTAGTCCTATTATTTCTTCACATTTATTTAAGAACATCTTATGTAGTTCATTTATTTCTCTGTCTTTTTCAAGCAATTTATTTTGTAGTTGTTTAATTTCTTTTTCATATTCATTTTGCTGTAGTTTATTCATATCTATTCCTCCATATTTTAGATACTCTATCGTAGTTAAGTCTTGTTAATACTTGGGATTTTGTTTTTGGTTCTCGCAAAGCCTTTTGACCTAATCTTTTTTTTAATTTTTTGATTTTTGTTTTCAGTTTCATCTGCTCCTCTCTTAACTAAATGAATAAAGTATTTCCAATCCAATACTACAGTAGGTAATTGTCTGTCCTCTACCAGTATTAATATTTCTGCACTACCCTTCCATCTTTGTATTGTCTTGAATCCTTCTCCATTGGCTCTTGCCTTAGCTTCTACTGATGAACCACCTAGTATGTCCACAACTAAATCGTGAGGGAATCCAACTATCGCACCACTCATTGGTTGCCTTCTAGCTGTGATGCCCTCACTAATGAACATCTGAACAAGCTTTCGTTCCACACGATACCCTTTTCTTTTTTGGCTCTTGCCCATTAGAAAGGTATATCGGCTTTATCTATTTCAGTTTGTTCTTTACTCTGTTGTTTCGGTAATGATGCCTTTTGTGGTAAGGCATCACCACCTTCACCAGCTCCTA